ACAACGCAGACAATTTCTGGACAGTTTAAATGAAAAAGATTAAATGTGCTTTCGACAAAGTGGTCGAATGGGATAAGAAAATTATCAAGAAGTGTCAGGATAAATTTGGGTTGACAGACTACCAAGTAGTATGCATCTCATTTGTTAAGGGATTTGTTATTGGAGCAATTTTATTATGATTAGTTTATTAGCAGCAGCAACCCTTGATCTTAATGAAGCATGGAATTTATCATGGGGTGAAGGTATTCAGTTTATTCTTGTACTTGCTTTTGTGTATTGGTTGAAGGTACAGATTGATACAAGAGCAGGACTTGGTAAGAAGAAGAGAAGAGAACTTAAGAACATAATTGTTGAAGCCATAACCGAGTCAGGACTCGCTGATAAAAATAGTTAATATTACTCATAAGGAAACTAAATATTTACTGAAATTTATGCGAGCCCACGGCTATTAGTTGTGTCTCATTACACAGTTCAGTACTTAGATAGTACACAGCATCACCAAAGCATCTGTGAGTATGCAGAAGATGCTTTTCAAGCAAGAAGTCAAGCAGTTCAAGACGTAGAGTATTTACATTCTCATCCAAATAGTATAGACTGTATTACGAGTGAAGGATCACTCTTTAGTTCTCATATTTGATATCATGAAAATATTTATTCAAACTTTCTGGTTGATGCTGATAGCATCAGCTATTATTTTCATGCCAAAAATGGCATATGCTGCAGAAATACAAATGGGTTCTAATGGGAACCTTGTTTTTGATCCTAATGAGATTAGTATATCTGTGGGTGAACAGGTTACATTTACTAATGGAGACCTACCACCACACAACATGGTTGTAGCAGACCACCCAGAACTATCACACCCAGACCTTGCATTCACAGGTGGTGAGTCATTCACTGTCACCTTTGATGAAGCAGGAGACTATGAGTTCCAATGTGAACCTCATGCTGGTGCTGGTATGAAGGGTATTATCCATGTCCAATAGGTATAAGCAAGTAGGAGTTGACATCGAGGCAGGTAATGCTTTCGTTGATCAACTCAAGGAGAAGGCACCTTCTATAGGTGGCTTCGGTGGTATGTTTAAGGTACCTGCAGGGTATGAGAAACCTGTTTTGGTTTCTGGTGCTGACGGTGTAGGTACTAAGATAAACATAGCAAGAGTTGCTAATGACTATAGTACTATAGGTATTGATCTCGTTGCCATGTGTGTCAACGATGTGATTACTTCTGGTGCTAAGCCTTTATACTTTTTAGATTATATTTCTACTAAGAAACTGGACACTAACGTAGCATCTATAGTGGATGGTATCGTTAAGGGATGCTGGATGTCAGGTTGTGAACTCCTTGGTGGAGAGACAGCAGAGCATCACAGACAGAGTGATTATGATCTTGCTGGTTTCTGTACTGGTATAGTAGAAGAGCATGATGTAGTTGATGGCAGCATCATTAAACCTGGTGATAAGATCATAGGTATACAGAGCAGTGGCATACACAGCAACGGTTATACTTTGATCAATGATATGCTATGGAGACATCAGTTGTTCTATAAAGATACACCTGAGTTACTTGAACCCACTCGAATATATGTTGCTACTGTTCAACGTCTGTTAGATGAGGTACCTGTCTTAGGCATGGCACACATCACAGGTGGTGGACTTGAGGAAAATGTATCAAGGTGTCTACCTGCAGGGTTGCAAGCACACATTGATTGGAACTCATGGCCAATGCCAGAGATCTTTAATAAGATTATGCTTGCAGGTGAGGTACCAGAGGAAGACATGAAGAGAATATTCAACATGGGTATCGGCTATTGTATTGTTGTTCCACCTGAGGTGGTTGAGGATGCCATGATACTAATAGATTATCCGTCCCAAGTTATAGGTCATGTAAGATGCACGATGTAGTCTGGTCAATAAATATAATGTGTGCTATACTAGTATTATAGGTGTAGCTTATTTTATCTATTGGATCTTTACATACGATGACAGAACACAGCCAGGAAACGAAGATAGCAATCTTGGAAGCGAAGGTGGAACATATGATGGGTCATGTGAAGGAGCTCACTCATAGAGTTCGTGCTAACGAGAAGGTAGTTGCTTCAGTAAGTCTTTTAGGAGTTATAGCTTGTACTATTGTTGGTGCAGGTTATTTTGCTCCAAAGGCAGATGCTAATACTTCTGGTCAGTGGATTCATGATATCAGAGACCATAGGGCTCAGCAAACTAGGACTGATCCTGAAGAGAGCATAAATAATGCACTTGCAGATTTAGAACAGTATGGCCACGATGACACCACCGAGCAGGAAGAGCTGCTACAATTTTAGAGTAACAGAAATAGTTAAAGTATTGGATGGTGATACTATTGATGTTATGATTGATCTTGGATTTGATCTTTTTAAGAAAGAACGTGTTAGAATAGCTGGCGTAGATACACCTGAGAAGAGAACTCGTGACCTCGAAGAAAAAGCACTTGGAAAAGATGCAACAAACTGGCTCAAAGAAAAATTGGATAGCACCATTGCTGGTGACGACGAGCTTACTATTAGGACTGAACTTGTTGGTGGCGTCGGGAAGTATGGTCGCCTTCTTGGCTGGTGCTACATCGGGGATGCTGATGTGTCCCTTAACGAACAAATGATCACTGAAGGTTATGCATGGGAGTATGATGGAGGAACTAAGCAGAAAGACTTTGAGCAACTCCGTGAAATTAGGAGAGGATATGGGACTCTGGACGAGTCATGAACAAGGAACCCTTAACATGAAGGGTGAACGTACACATAGGATTATTATAGAATGGCCACTGGAACCGATAGACTTAGAGAACTCCTCGGAGAACAATACCGATACGGAGACGTAATTCTCTCAAGTGGTGCTACAAGTATGCACTACATTAATTGTAAACCTGTTGCTCTTAGCAACGAGGGCATCAAACTCATAGCACCAGCAATGCTGAAGCATGTGGATGGTGATGCTGTAGCAGGTGTGACCTTAGGTGGTGACCCATTAGCAACTGGTGTCTCTATCACATCACATAAACTTGATGCTCTTATAGTACGTAAGGAACCTAAGGGCTATGGTACTCAAGCAATGATTGAAGGACCGCTGCTCCCTACTGGAACAGTAGTGACACTCCTTGAGGATGTTGTGACTACAGGTGGTAGTGCAGTTAAGGCAGTGAAAGTACTACGTGATGCTGGTTACGTGGTGAATAAGGTAGTATGCATCGTAGATAGAAGAGAGAACGGTGAAGATCCATTCACTGAAGAAGGTCTGGAACTGATCAGTCTCTATAGTCTGGACGATTTCTCATGAATGAAAGACAGGAGAATGTTATCAAGAGGATCAAGGAACTGGCTCTACTGATGGGTGCTGAATGTCAGGAGACGAGTACATTGAACTCTATGGGTCGCTCATCCAACAAAATTGTGATAGAATATAACGTAACTGAGAATAAATAACTACGTAAAGAGAGGACCGTATATGGAATCCATCGAAGCTCATATCCAAAAGGACAGAGAGATACTTGATGACCCTCAGACTAATCCTGCAGCACGTAGGCACATTAAAGAGGAACTACATGACTTAGAAGAGTATGTGGAGCATCATCACGACGAGATAAAAGCAGGAGATCATCATGATCCAAACTGCATAGAATTATTTTGCGACCAGCACCCAGATGAACCTGAGTGTTTGATTTACGACGACTAAGATGAAATTGTTTATTGATTCAGCTGACGTAGGAGAAATACGTTCAGCATTTGAAACTGGATTGATTGACGGTGTTACAACCAACCCTACTCTCATAAACAAGAGTGGTAGAGATCCAGAAGATGTTTATAGAGAACTCATTGATATTGGTGTCAGAGACATCAGTATGGAGGTTGTTGGTGATGATGAGATCATGCTCGCAGAGGGCAGACGACTTGCCAACAAGTTTGATGATCGAGCAACCATTAAGGTACCTTGTACTCCAGAAGGTCTGTGGGTTTGTAAGCAACTTAAGTCATCAGGTGTAAAGGTTAATGTAACCCTTATATTTGCACCATCACAAGCAATACTTGCTGCCAAGGCAGGTGCTAAGTATGTGTCACCTTTCGTAGGTAGAGTAGATGACAACTCCTTTGGTGGGTTGTGTTTGGTAAAAGATATTGCTAATGTCTATAAGAGACAGAATGTATTTGAAACTGAGATTCTTGCTGCTTCTATTAGAGGAGTAAGAGATGTAGGTAGAGCATTTGAATATGGTGCTAACATTTGTACGATACCACCTAAAGTTTTCTGGGGTATGTACAACCATATTCTAACCGAGAAAGGGTTAGCACTATTTGATGCTGACTGGGCTACAGTATGTGACGAGGCCAAAACTGTCACATAGGTGGTTGACGGGTACCGTACAACATGGTAATATAAATAAATATTACAACTAAGTCAGGCCCGAAAGATCGTACCCTGCGAAGATGTATTAAAAGTACCATGTCGGTGGTACTATCATCCGCAGGATTTTTTCTTGCGAGACACTTAAAATTACAATCATGTCTATCAAATCAACAATCGCAGCTGTAGCTGCATCACCTTTCCTTCTCGCTGGAGCCGCTTTTGCTGGTCCATACGTGAACGTTGAAAGCAATATCTCTTATCCTGATGGTGAGTATAGCTCTGCTACTACTGATCTTCACATCGGTTATGAAGGTGACCTTTCTGAGAAAGTAGGATACTATGTACAAGGCGGTCCTGCATTCACTGCAGCTGACGGTACTGACGGTTCTGAAGGAGAGTTCTCTGGTAAGGCTGGCATCAACATTGCTGCTACTGATACTCTTGGAGTATACGGTGAACTATCTGGTATCACTAACGAAGATTCTTCTGGTGACGATATCGTTGACTGGGGTGCTAAGGTAGGAGCTAAGTTCGTATTCTGATCCCAGAATGTGATATAATTATAAGGGAGCAGCAATGCTCCCTTTTTTATTGAGTACTCATATGAAATTTGAAGATTATTACAAAGAGTTCTGTGAAGTCTTTGGACATCCACTATGGATGCTACCGATGATGATGATTGGATTATTTTTAATGATTGAGATATTCCATACTAATGAGCACTACGATAGAGAGAACGGTGATGCTCATGGATATTGTGGTCGTCAGGAGTGGGTGAAAAAATTACAGGAAGACCAGTGGTAATTGACAGGGTAAAAACTTTGTTATATAATTCTGTGAGGGAAATCGACTTTTAGTTTCAAAAAAAGTCGGAAAAAAAATTCAGACCATTTTTTACCAAATACCTTTTTATGATTTTTTGGATAGGATTTACATTAATGTTCCTCAATGAGGGATTCGTGATGATGCGACATGTATCACCATTCTTCGCTAAACTTAGAGATAAGGTGATGAAGAAGTTAGGTGATAAGTTGTGGTGGAGACTACATGGCACATTGGATTGGTTATGGATATCATTAGTGACTTGTGGGCTAATATTTAATTCTAATAGAGTTTTACATATAGTGGTATTAGCAACCCTCTGGACACTCGCCTGGTTGATATTTTACTTACCTCGGTGGATCGTTAAGAAATGATTGAATCTATATTAGCCAAAGAACTCTATATGGTGTATATCTTTGGAAT